TCCCTTAATAACTTCATCACAATACATATAGTTTTTACATTTTTCGTTAAACATACAATCCCAACAAGTTTCTATGTTATTAAAAACTCTAATTAACTCTTCTTGTTCTTTTTCTGTACATATTATTTTCATATTATTTACCTGTACTCCCAAATCCACCTTGTCTATCATCCGTCATATCCAACTCATCCACAACTTTTATCTCTGGTGTGAAGACGGGACTCACAACCAATTGAGCAATTCTATCGCCCTTTGTAATACATATTTCATCTTCTGAATGATTTTCTAACATAATCCCTAAGTTACCTCTGTACTTCTCGTCAATCACACCAACACAGTTCCTTGGTCTGATTCCATATTTACTGCCTAGAGAAGATCTTGCAAATATGTATCCTACAGTGTTCTTTGGCAATTCAATACTAATTCCAAAGTCAATAAATATATGACTGTATGGAGGGATTACTGCGGTAAAAGGGGCAAATAAATCTGCTCCTGCATCTGTTGGATTTGCACGTACTGGAGCCTTTGCTCCTTCTCTATTTAGTTTAACCTTTAATTCCATTCTTTTATCCTCCTATCGTATCGGACAACTTCCAGATGAACAATCGTCATCAAATAATTCTGTCTCTTCGTTGTTCTCATACTTACTTATCAGGCTTGGAACAAATGGTCTCATTTCCTCTTTCCTTCTGTTGTACTCCTCTTCATCTATTGCCTCATATGGCATTAGGTCATAGAAGTTATCATCTAGGTTGATGAAGGATATGCCAACTATATCGTCCCAATTATCCCATACCCACTGTTCTACATCGTTCCATTCGTCATTTCTTACATGCACAGTAATAGAACAATTATGGTCTACGTAATTTTCCATGAACATCTTGTAATTCTCAAGTTGCTCAATTGCAGACACATCATATTTTGTTTTGCCTTCCGGGGCTTTAACTGGAAACTCTACAACTAACGTTTTCGCAGTAGAGAGTTCTTGTCCGACTTCTGGTAAAACTCTATATCCCAATTCATTACATACTTTGACAATAGGATCAGAGGCGTTTACTCTGATGCGACGAATGTAATATGGAGAATGGCTGTAATGCACACCAGAAGAGACAGTAGGAAGTTGACTTAGTGTTCCCTCTGGTTTGATTGTGGTAGTTAATAGTGGTGGAGTTTGTTTCAAATGCTGTGCGTATTCTTCTACTGCGGTGTGAGCTACTTTCCTTAACAGTCTAAGTAATATGCCTGATCATCTCTCGACATATTTGTAGCATTCACCATGTCTTGCCAACCAGTAAGAGAGCAACCAATTAATTTATCTCGTTTCTGTATGGCATCCCATTTTGGAAGTTCCAAATCTATCATTGTCATTCTATATCCTGCTCTTGCAGAGAGTTTTTGAGCATTAATAAGACCTTCTAAATCCAAATCTTTTCCTTTAACAAATGCCATGACATTGACTGTAGTAAGATTGCACATCTGCCTACTGTCTAACAACACTTCACCACATGGATTAACACCTTTGAAATTTGGTCTTCTTTTACTAGCAGCTTCTTGATTAATGAATGCTGGTTCCCCTGAATTCTTCATTATTTCTATATGCCAAGACCATTCATCTCTTGTTGGTTTGGAAGTGTAGTAGATGGAGTTGTTACTCATTGATCTATGAAGTAGATGTGAATTAGCTATCCATTTATCACCTACTTGTCTAAACATGTTTGATTTGGCTTCTATGCATTCTTTATCATCACTGTCAAACAGTATAATTTCGGCAGTTCTTCTTACTCCACCTACTACTACTCCTTCACCAATGATGTTACATATGTCTAACACATCAATAGGTTTCAATTTAAAAAGAAAATATTTTTCTTTGTTTTTGAATACGTTGTTTATTTTTGTAAAGATATCTCTAATTGCTGAGTGTCCTGATGCAGTTCCTCCGAAGGTTTTAAGTCTTTCCCCTTGTGGACGAACCGAATCATAGACCATTACAATATTAGTAATATTACTATATCTCGTATCAGAAAGAAGTATCATGAAATTGTTTATTGCATCTGCCCATCCGTTTTTACTATCCCCGATGTGTATGGTAGCGGTGTTGTCTTCAAGTACCATCTTGGTGTGTTCTAACCTTTTAATCTTTGCTCTTGGAGAGTATTCTTTATGTATAAGGTTATAGTTGTTCCGCATTGCTGGTAGTTTATCTACATCGTCTTTTTTAATTCTTAATCCCACACCTGTACCAATCATCAACAGATAGGTCAGTTCATAAAAACATGAGATATCGTCTATTACTAAAAATGAACAATTATAATTTGCCATTGGGTTACGCTTTGCAACCTCTGTTCCGCCAATCCACATAGTTCTTCCAGATAGGAATTGTCGTAGGTGGAACATGTTGTCATACAAAGCTTCAGCTTCTTCTTTTGTTGTACCTGGTACGAGTGAGCAGTTATAATTTACTGTTCTCGCACATGTTTCCCACCAATATTCTCTTCTACGAAGCTCTGGTAGATATCGAGAATAAGTTCTGTAGAAAACAAAGTTTCCAAGCTCTGCAAGAGGGCTAGGCTGGTGTTTATATTTTGCAAGGAAAACATCATCAAAAAAACTATATTTAGGAGCTTTCCCTCTTTCGATATCTCTTGTATTTCTATAGATGATATATTGTTTTGCGACATCTTTCCTTTCATTCATCAATTCATTTTCTATCGCATCTTGAATCTCGTCAACCGATACAACATCTCTGTCTTTGAAATAAGCTGTAACGTTGTCGGTAATAAGTTTTATTTGGTTTTCATTTATACCAAGTTTTGTTTCACTCATTGCTTTACGTAGAACGATGCAGATTTTTTCTGCATCGTATTCTACTAAACTGTTATCTCTTTTTCTAACCTTCAATGTTGTCTTCATCTCCTGCCTTTTCATATATATTTATGGCCCAATCCAAGTAATCTTTCGCTTTAATCAAATCAGCGTAAACACTTCCCTTTTTTCCTGCTCTGGAAACGTATTTCATTACATTACCTAAACAGAATCCTAAAAACTGTTCATCCGATTGTTTTGCCCTTATGTAATCAATGGTTTCAATTCCACCGTCAGTATAGTGTTTTACTTTATTGCGTTTTATTAAGTTTCCGTGATTTAATCGATTGATTTCTATTGTTCCATCATCTTCCCATCTTCCTTGTATATAATCAGGGCGTTCATTTGAAGTCATTTGGTAACCTCCTGTGGATAATAGACGATTTCCAATCTTGGATTTTCTCTATCCAACTCTACCATTTGTATTTTTGGTAATACAAAATAATCGTCACGAAACAGCAACCCTTCAAGACAGTCCGTTAGGAGTTTGAGACAATTGTGACTGTCTCTTCTTCTCTTATCCGGAAAGTAGAAATACAAATCCATAACGTACCATACGTTATCTCTATCTTGTTTCCACTTCTGCTCTTTAATTGCACGTTTTGCAATATCTTGAGCTGTCTTTATGTAGTTTCTAGCTGCTGTTGTAAGTCTTCTACCTCTTCCTGCACTCTGATATATATGATTTACTGAGATAGGCAGAGGTAACGTGAGTTTCAAATATTGGTTTGGATATTTTGGCACATCACGAGGAAGGTCATCTTTTACAGGTTCTGTTTTTTGTTTAGCCAATTATAACACCTCACGCACTCTCCTGAGAATATTTCTCATTCATTATTTTCCATTGTTCATCATACGTTCCCTTACATTTACCTGAAATACCAAACCAACATAAGTTCTTACATCTAAATAAATGTGCATCTTCCGGCATATTGAATTTATTGTTTTTAATACCTTTCAAGATATCTTTGGTTCGTTCCAATGCCTCTTCTACATCTAACGTATAAGTGTTTTTTGTGGTTTTTACTTCATACACCATATCGCCAACTTTGTTGTATCTTATATGTTTGTTAGGCTGTAGGTAATGCAGGTTAAACGATTCCGGCATCTTACCAAATTCTTTTTTCACACTATACAGATAGAGTGGAGGTTGAAGATCCGTTACCAGTTTTTTACCACTTATAGGTTTTCCAGTTTTCCAATCGTGTACATGAATGTCATCTCCCTTAAAAAATATAAGGTCTAATGTACATGATATAGATGGAAGGTTTTTATCAAGTGAGAATTTAACGTTGTATTCTGTTTTGTATTCGCCTGTAAAGTTATCTTTAATCAATTCAAAATTGTCCAAACACTTCGCACCATTATCCATTAAGTCCAGTGTGATAATTGAATATTCATCATCTGTTGATAGGTTCCATTCATCAGCTCTGTCAACCAGTAACGCATGAGCTTCATTAATCTTCAATTCACCTTTAAACATTTTATCTATCAGGTCGTGTACAATTACACCAAGCTGTGCATATTTGCTCATCGGTGGTTCAATTCCCAATACCAATTGAAGATATAGTGAGTATGGACATCCTGCATACTGTTCAATGTGAGATCTCCTTATGGTTTGAAATAGATTCTCCGGCTTAAAGCATTCTTCACATCGAAAGTTATTTTCAGCATAACAAGAGTCACACAATATCACACCACAATTCAGACAGTGATTTGCACAGTCTTTATGAAGAGGCACATGACATTGACTGCAATATACATCTTCATCTTTAGCGATTTGTTTTAGACAGCTGTTACAATAACTCATGTTTCCTCCCTTATGTTTTCAACAAAAACATCTCCTTTACGTTTCAAATCTAACCCATCATATAGACCCTCTGAGTATGCTTTTCTTACACGTTTTAACATTAACTTTTTACTTAACAACACACCAAGAATAAACCCAAGTGTAATGCACATTGTTATTTCAATCAGTAACAATATCTCTCACCTCCTTTTTTAATGAGTTCCAAATTCTTCGTATTGTTTGTCCCGATACATTTAATTTTTTGGCAATATGTTTGGTTTGATGTCCTTGCAATTTGCTATGTATTATAAATTTAGTTCTGTCATCTTGTTCTTTATAGAGTTCATCTAATTGCAATAAATACAACGGATTATCTTCTATTGAAACACTCTGTATATTTTGTATCCATTCTTCTGACGAATTTTCGGAATCAGATAATAGTGTGTTTAAACTAATACACACGCCTTCTTTATCCAATTGTCTTTTTTGAGCATTCATACGTTCAAGTTCTGCATTGATTTCGTTACGAATACAACGTGCAGTGTATGTATTGAATTTTATTTTTTTGGTTTCATCAAATGTCTGTAGTGCTTTCCATAGTCCTATCAGTCCTAATTGAAATATGTCTTCATCTTGTCTGAATCGTGGGTAATAAGTATTGATAACAAAATGTACTAAATTTAAATTCTTTTTAATTTTGTCGTCCATTCTTTTCTCCTTATGTAATTGATTCCATTGAATTAACCAATAGGCTGTTTTTGTCCTTTCTACCTTTTACCAATATCAGGTCTCCAAGTGAACACTTATATTTTTTCCAAATCGAAGAAAACACTACTAACTTAATCGTATCAGTTTTGTTTATACCAGTAATGAACGCCATTTCATTTCCATTCTTGTCGTTTTTAATTGCTAACGTTGAAACTTCTATAATAGTTGTTACGTGTTCACCCTGTCCAAATTCTGAAAACACAGGTGTATCAAATTTTTCAAACGGTGAATCAGAAAGGTAATATCCTAACGCCTCCTTTTCATAAACATAATCTGGTTTTCTTTCTGCGGTTTCATCGTACTTTAACAACGTTTCATATATAGATTCTCCTGTAAATAAGAATGCTCCAGATTTAATCAATGCCTCTACAGCAGTTTTCTTTACAAATTTTGGAATACGTCTTTCCATAAAATCTTCATATGATGCGATTGGTTTCATTCTGTTAATTTCATATAATACAGATCCCCCAACACCCTTGATTGATGTTAATGGAAATAATATTCCTGCTTCTGTAGGTATAAATTTGTCAGTTGATAGATTTATGTTTGGTGGCAATACTGGTATTCCTTTTGCCTTGAGTGTGTTTAATATTTCTTGTATTTTATCTGTGTCATCTACGTTTTGACTCATATATGCAGCGTAAAACTCTTTCGGATAATAATATTTTAAGTATGCGGTTTGATAAGAGAGTCTTGCATAGCTTGTTGAGTGTGAGCGATTAAATCCGTATCCGGATTTTACTACATTGCAAATTTCATTCCATACATTGTTAATCTCGTCTTCTTCGAATCCTCTCTCTTTTGAATCAAAGTAGAATTTTTTATAGAGATCTTCGTCATTGCAAATGTCTTTATTCTTCCTGATGTGTTTGTCTGAAAAAGCAATATCCCAACCAGCGTAATGTTTTGCAAGTAAAAGATACTGTTCTTGATACACAATCAAACCATGAGTTGATTTCATAAAATCTAGGTCAGAGGATATTCCTTTAGAGCGTCTGTCCAAGTATTCTTCAAAATCACATACTCCAGGTCTTATCAGTGCGTTAATTGCAATCAGATCTTCGAAACATTTTGGTTGCTGTGCTATTACTTTATCTGCTTGATCTGATAATTGGAAAACGCCTAGCACGTCACCTTCACACAGCATCTTATAGATATTTTCATCTTCAAAGTCTACTGTTTCCCAATTTATCTGTGGAGTGTAATCCAACGTATCCTTCAACAACGTCAATGAATTCAAACCGAGGATATCGAATTTATAGAATCCCAATTCCTCAATGATGGTTTTGTCGTAGGCAACCACTAATTTATCTTCATCTTTTTTATCAATCATTACTGGTAGTAGTTTTGTAAGTCCATCCCATATAATTACTCCTCCGGCATGAGTTGAAAAGTGGCTTATTATGCCTTCCATTTTTTCTACCGCATGGTATATATTTTTATGATTCTCTAGCCATTGTTCTAATTCGGGAGAATATTCTATAGCCTCTGCAAGCGTAAAGTGTAATCTGTCTGGCATATAGGAAATTACTTTTGATATTTCAGTTTGACTGAACCCATATATTCCCATAACTTTTCTAAGGGCGGATTTTGCGGTAAAACGATTGAACGCTCCAACTCTGGCGACATTATCACTTCCATAGACATCTTGTAAGTGTTTATATACAGCATCGATATCCGAGAAATCTACATCAAAATCTGGAGTTCTTCCTGGTGCGAGGAATCTTTCAAATAATAATCCATATTTTTGAGGATTGACTTCTGTAATTCCTAAAGTGTAGGCAACTTTAGAACCTGCTCCGGAGCCTCTACCATCTCCAACAAGTATGCCTTGTTTCTTTGCCCAGTTGATGTATTCTTGTACAATGAGAAAATATCCGCTGTATCCTGTTTCTTCTATTACTGCTAGTTCATTAGCCAAATCAAGGAAGAATTCTCTATTATCTTCTTTTCTGTTTTTGATGCGTGTTTCATATTTTTGCATTGTCAGACAAATGAGTTCATTGTCTTCTTCTTCTTTGGTCATTCCTTTGTATTTAGGTAGATAATTACCGGTTTCAATTTTCACATCACGGCATTTTTGAAATACTTCATTAATGTTGTCATAACAGGCCCACAACGTTTCTTCATCTAGATACTGCACATATTGTTCCATTTCATCTTGGCTCTTCAACCAGTAATCGTTATATGGAAACTTCCATCGTTTCGGAGAATCCATTTTTTGTTGTTGTTGGATTGCCAGTATCACTTCGTGCACATCATAGTCCTTTTTATCGACATAATGCACATCATTGGTCAGTATTGGCTTGAACTTGTAATTACTACAGATTTCCTGCAATTTTTTGTTTACCATAATAACTTCATCCATAGTTGAAGATTGAAGTTCTATGTATAAATCATCTCCAAATATAGCTTGAAGTTCTTTTATGTGTCCTATTGCAAGGTGATCTTCTCCTGCAAGAATGTACTGGTTTACTTGGTTTGTAATACATGCTGTTGTACAAACAAGTCCCGATGAATATTTCTTTAACAATTCCATATTCAATCTTGGCTTGTAATAGAAGTTTCGATATGCCTCTAGTTGCAATTGATAGAGGTTGGATAATCCTTCTTGATCTTTTGTTATTAATATAAGGTGTCCTAACTTGCGGGATTCTCCTGCATTTTCAAAGTAGAACTCCTCACCTAGTAAAACGGGGAAGTCATGTTTCTTCCCCGTTATATATGCATCATACAGACCAGAACTATTACCATGGTCTGTTATTGCAATAAAGGATTGTCCTAAGGATTTCGCCTTGCATATCAGTTCTTCTATTTTAGCCATTCCGTCAAGTGCACTGTATTCTGTGTGCACATGCAGGTGGCCTGAGAACTTCTTCATAGCTGTCTCCTTTATTTGAAATTTAGTCCTAGTGGTGCGTTATAAAATATTTCTAATAGTTGTCTTTTCGCACCGGGGGATTCCGGATCTGATAAAGCATTATAAGCTATTATGGCTCTTTCCAATTCGATTATTGTGCTGTTCCAAACATAAGAATTACAATTCTCTCTTAAATTTATTTGTGTAATTTTATGTATGTCGTCTAAATTATACACTCTTATGCTTTTTCTTTTCATATTTTACCTCAACTTGTGTCAGCTTGTTAACAGCATCGATGATTTCATTTATCTTCTTACGGAATATTTCATGTTTGTCGTCTATTATGTCAATTCCGTTTTTTCGAATAATGAATTCATCCATTTCAAGTTTCTTTATCATAGTACCGTTACCTCTTTTTTTCCACTTCCTGAGAGCTTAATGATTGGAAAACCCATTGGTGAGATTTCTAAGTTTGCTTTGTCTGCGTAACTGTCATCGTAATCTAATGCATGTCCAGTTAAAACAAAGTATTGCTTTCCTTCAGTTAGCTTCTCGTTTCTGGAATCCACGTATTTCATAACTCTTGATGTGTGTACCATATTGTGAGTGTGTCCCATTAAATACACATCAGCAGTTACTTTATTACTCATAGCCTTACATTTCATTAAGGCATTACCTACGCTTCCTCCAGCATTACCATGTATCATGTTGATATTGTAAGCTCTTTCATGACTTTTGCGGCCTAAACTATATGTTACCACACCAGAGTATAACATGTATGGAATATGTAATTGGTTGCAAAATTGCTCAGCAATATCAATCCCAGATTCTTTCATGATACGATATTCGTGATTACCCTGCAACACGCCATCAATCTGTTCTCTGAGTGGATAAAACAATTCTACAATAGTATTAAGCTGTTGGTTCGGATTTAGCGTTTGTTCGTATCCAGACGTACCAATTGAAGATTTTGTTCCACAGTCTATCAAATCTCCCATAAGTAATATCCTGTGGTTTGGTGCTTGTGGAATTGATTGTAATTTATTTATGATGAAATCCATGTTGCAATTTATATGCCCAATATGAAGATCTCCTATCGGATGCACATATAAGTCATTTCCATCATCAAACCGTATCTTGTTGTACCTTATTTTTTCTCACTCCTGCCGAATGGCTTTCGGTTTAGATAGGCATTTAGTAATTCTTCTTTTGAACAGTCTGCCGGATCTTTACCATCTGGCAATTCAATGTTCAATACGCCTGTCTTATTTTTGAATTTCTTGGCGACTTCAGATGCACATTTTCGTCCTGCTTCGTCTGCATCAAAACTCATAATCACATTCAATGGAAGTTTTAGTATCATTCGGTATTGTTCTTCTTTTAATGTACTACCGAAGATGGCAACTACGTTGTCTATTCCTGCCATGTGATACGCCCACACATCAAAGATTCCTTCTACCAAAATAATGTCTTCATATTCATGTGCTGATTTAGCTACGGTGTCATAGTTATATAATAGAGAGTTAATCTTCAATCCATGCGGTTGGTAGAACCACTTTGGTGTGGAGGTTCCTGTCGTATCTCGCAGTGCTACGCCACATGTGTAACCGTTTTGTATAATAGGGATTACTAACTTGTGGCGTAGCATGGAGTTATCGGTAGGATAGAGAGTACAGAAGCGTGCACCATAGAATTCCAAAACATCTTTAGGAAACCTATTGAATGTGGGATGTTCCAGTGAATATTTAGTGTAAGGTAACACATATTCCTTTACGCACTTATTCCGTGTATTGAGCCTTCGCTTCTGTCTCTCTAACCATTGTCTGTGTTCTTTTATGATTCGTGTTTTGGGAACAATCAACTTCATTCCTTCAATGTTCAGTTCAAGTATTGAAGCTGCTTTTTTTATAGCGGTGGTGAAATTAACATGTTCCATTTTTTCTATAAGTGTGAAGATGTCTCCACCACCGCAATCTCCCGTATAACAAAACCATAAGTTATTGTGTTTGTTCCAAATGAATGCAGTCGGGTTATCACCTTTGTGGATTTCACAACAGGCTAGAAATGCATCTTCGCTCTCTGTTATGTTTCTAAACCCATAGTGCTCTAAGACCATCCGTGGGTTTATGTTGTCTTGGATGAACTGTACTACATCCATTCATAATCACCCTTTTAGACGTCTATCACCTGCAACTTATAGGATTTGCCATTGTGTTTTGCTATATCATCGAAATACATGTTAAGAGCACCAACCCACTTCGTGTCTTCTTTTATCAAATCATATGTATTGTTTAGAAACTTTATAAGATTGTCTTTATATGGAGTCATCAACAATGCTATTATCCTAGATTTGCGTTCTATGGTTTCATCATCCCAATTAAGCATTCGTTGAATATCAAAATCGGATACTTCATCGCTTGATTCAATGTTCACATCAAGTCCATTGTCGTTGAAGATGATTTCAATACGGTCTACTTTAGAACAATCAATATCGTTAACCATTTGTTCTATATAATCTAGTATTTTGTCTTCCAATTGTATACCCCTTACCTTTCTTGTTATTTAGTTAACACTATCATTGTTGTAACTTATACTTCATACATTGTATTTCTTGGTCTATCAAATTTTACATTAATCGGCGGTACGTCTGATTCGCCATTACGTTGAAATGATATATACAGCCTTTGATTGCCGTTTATCGCTCCTTCTTTCATAATGTCTTCATCTGATTTGTTGACTAAGAAAATTAGTTTTGAAGCTAATTGTAAAATTCTATCCGAACCACCTACATTCGTTTCATCCTTCTTGCCGCTATTAATATTAGATCGATTCTCTTGACAAGCTGAATAAATTGGTAAGTTTAATGTTCCTGCTAAGTCCTTCAAACCAGAAGCAATAAAACCTAACATCTGCCATTCAGCAGCATTTTTAAGGCTTGCAATTTGAGAAGCTGGCATCTTTAAATAGTCGAAAAATATGGCTTGTATATCATATTGTAATTTGAATTTCTTAGCAATAGCATTTACCTTATCCATAGTGAAAGCAGGAATATATATGTGATAGTAGTTGCCCTCTCTAAGCTTTTGAACGGCTTCGTGTAAAGCTCTTTTTTTATCTGTTGCTTTACCATTTTCCGTATCCAAAACATACATACCTGAGATGATTTCCTTATGAGGAACGCCGGATAGGATTGCAAGGATACGGTCTTCTTGTTGACGAGAGTTCATTTCAGTATCAAAATAGAGTACAGGTATTTTGTCTTTGATGGCCAGTTTTGTAGCCCAGTTCGTTAAAATGGTGGATTTACCTGTTTTGGCTCGTGCACATATCATTATTAAGTCCCCCGGCTGTCCCCCGTTGGTGTAGTAATCAAATTTACTCCATCCTACTTCCAATCCCGGAACACTATTAGGATTTTCTGCACGTTGAGCCAAGATTTCTTCTGCATCATCTCCCATCTTATATATATCTTTGGTTTGCTGTACTGCATTGCTTAGATCTGTCAATTTACTTTCAACTACATCAATGATTTCGGTTGGATTGAGTACTTCTGTTTTATCACTCAGTAAAAATTCTTTCGAAGTGTCACAAATCCCACACAATTTATATCTTGTATAGGATTGTTTAAGTTTTTGTACAAAGATATCTAAATTGTTTTCGTTGACTTTTTGTTCTGTAAGAATCGTTAAATATTCAATCCCTCCAAAATCTTCTAAAACTTTTTTAGCACGCTTGTCTTTCAGAACTTCCATAATAGCTATCGGCGAAGGTTCTTGTTGTTTTGAAAACAGGTAATCAATGGAGTAATAAATATATCTG